CTCCATCTGCTCCATCTGCTCCATCACGTCCATCATCTCCATCTTCACCACTTAATCCTGATAAATTAATAGTCCAAGCAGCATATGTTCCACTTCCAATAACTCTATCAATAACTACCGCTAAAGTTGTACCACTATATGAAGCAACAACTCCATACATAATGTTAGCTGCGCTATTGCTTATTACACAGCGTTGACCAACTGTATATGATAATCCTGCTTCTACAGTTAGGGATTTGCTTGCTACTGAAATGCTCAATGATGTAGTGGAGGTTGTACTAAATAAAGAGCCATCATTACCCTTTGGTCCAGTTAGATGCGGACCGTCTACGTAAGCAGGATCACCTACCACTCTAACTCCTAGCTGATCACCATTCCATAAGAACTCTAAGCTGTCGCCTTGAAGTTGGGCTTTTGTGTATAATGTAGCCCAAGTTCCTCCAATTACTCTCCATTGTAAATTGCCAGACGAATCTTGTTGTAATTCAATGCTCTTACCATCAGCGCCTTTTAATTCTGCCTCTGTGAATGTAGGGTCTCCTACAACTCTAATTCCTAATTTGGTTCCATTCCAAAGAAATTCTAAATCTTTACCATCTGCGCCTTTTAAATCAGCGGTATAGGTATATGTACCTGAGACATATCCAACACCTACTTTAGTAGGATAGGTAGTTACATCAAAATATAAACTTTGACCAGTCGCTCCTGTATCACCTTTAACACCTTGTGCTCCTACTCCACCTGTTAGGTTTAGTATCCACTCAGTATAAGTCCCTGTTCCAGTAAAGGAGGTAATGTTTATTGTTACAACTCCGGCTGTATATGATTCAACTATACCACTCATATAATTGGTAGAATCATACGCAACTACTAATTTTAAACCAGGGCTGTATGCATAACCTTCACCAACTGTAATTGGTATACTACCATTAGCTAAAGTTAGTGATGTAGTCGAATGAGACATATATCTACCCGATGTAACATTAATATTAGAGCTAGTAATTAAGATCTCAATATATGTAAAGTCTGCATATTTTACTATAACCTTCGCTGCTTCTACTTTTAAGTTAGATAGAACGAGTGAGTATTTACCGCCACCTAATTCTGTAATTGCTGCTGTAATATCGGCACTCATATATTCCAAATCCAGTGTAGCTCCTGCTAGACCTAATGTGTTCTTCATCAATGTAAGAGTCAGATCATCAGACGAATCTTTATTGTCAGGATTAGGATTTAAAATATTAACTAACTGAGTGCTATATGTATTAGAAGTTAATAAATATGTATCTGTTCCAACCTCGGTAGCTAATACAGACAATGTCGTTTCAATGTTTTCTCTTTCCTCTGTATAACTTAAATCTAAAGTTAAATCAGAGGTAGCTTTACTGATTGCTATTTCTACTTTACCATCAACTGTGGTTTTAACATACGTAACCTCACTGGATGCAACACTAGGGTTTACGCCTAAGTGCCCAGCTATTATTGGGATATCTTTATTATCTTTTACTAATGATACAGTTACAACATTATTAGAATTTAATACAGTACCATCTAAATCTGTATTTAAGCTTAATAAGATTGGACTTAATATCAATTCAGGCTTGCTTATAGATTCAACAATAGATATGGCTATTTCAGTAGAATATGTATTATTTAAATGCGTATAACTTACTGTGCCTAATACTGGACTAACATAAGGTGTATTTCTAGGTAGTGTGAATTTTACAGCCCTTGCATTAGATCTAGATGAAGACACATACGTTGTATCCAAGGTTGGGATATTAATAGTTAATGTGCTATTAGATATATCAACTTCATTTGTGCCATCCGACAATAAGAATGTTAGCACAGTCGGGTTACCATCGACCATAGTTACTCCTCCACCATCTATTGTGGATAAGATTAAATCGTTTGACTTCTGATAGGTTATATATACATATTCTTCTGCCTCAAGTGTACCATCTATGATTAACTTAACCTTATATTCTGCATCAGCAGTAAGTCCATCAGCAGTAATTATAAACTCTGAAGGAGTAGGTGTACCATGTGCAACGGTTAATAAACTGCTATCAGCCGTTTCTATCACTATATCATTTGAATTATAAGCAAAGGGGTTACCGTTCTTACGACAACTAACTACTGTAGATACACCTTTATCATTATATATAGGAGCTAAGTTCTTAATTTTAAACTCATATTCATCCTTTGTTTTTCGTAAAACTAATACTTCTATGGAGTCAGTTACATCTTCTAACGTAGCGTTGCATTTAAATGTCCCTTCATCCCCAGTTAATCCACTTATTGTAAACTCTATACGAGGATCATCACCGCCTAATTTTATCTCTTTGCTTACTTGTATGTTGTTAGGCTCAAGAATTAAAGTAAAATCATAAGGGCTAACTTGAGCCCTATTTACATATAGTCGTGCTGTGATCTTAGCATCTGTATTATCATATATTACATCGGTTTTATCAACCTTAAATAATACATCATTAATATCTATTTTAGTTACAATAATAGTATCAGAATTTACAACCCCATTCTTAGTATATGTTGCTGTTAGAACGCTTAATTTACCAGCTAATTCATATTCAATTTTTACAGCAGGTTGTTGGTTATGTTGGATTGATGTAAAGTCAACAATAGATCCATCATCTATTGTTACATTAAAGTTAGTAGAGTTTATATCTATTGGCTCAACGCTACCATTATTGTAGAATTTTAAAATTTGTGGAGCTGATGGCTCTATACCTTTAACAAAAGCTAGTTTCGTTTCACCTACTGCTTTGCTGATAACTAGGATGGATGTACTAATATTCTTAACCGTATCATATATAGTTATATACTCTTGGTTACTAGCAAGCTTTCCATCTTTTAATGTAAATTTAATCTTCACTGCATCATACCCTAGGCTGCCATCATCAACCTTTTCATAATCAAATATGTCACTAGTTAAAGTTATGTCGTTTGAGTTTAACGTCTTTGGTGTAGCACCTTGCATTAAACTAATAATCACAGAGTTATCAAGTGTGATACCTACTGTGTCTTTGCTTGCTTTAAGATAATATTCAGTTGAGGCAACATCATTATAGTAAGTTAAGGCTTGAGTATAGGTTTTACCTCCATACTCTACTGTTACAAGGAATGTAATAAACTTACTTTCGGTATTAGTGCTGCTGGCTGTAAATCGTACAACTGTATTACTTATGTTAATAGGGTCTACTTCAAACCCTTCCGTTGTTACTTCGGGTTCTATAACTAAGCCTGCTAAATTTAATGCCACCCCACCTACTGTAATAGTCATATCAGTATAGGTGTTTGCTGCGTCTAGTACAGTTCGACTAAACTCCATGCGTAATGTGCTTAACTTTAACCCTTTTAGGTCAATTAGTTCATATGAATCAGGATTCCCTGTATCAACTAATGCATTAGCTTTTGATACTTCGTCTAAGTTAACTACGTCTAACTCGCTTAACTTTATTATTACATAATTATCTGTTGGCATGGCACTTATTGTATTTCAAATTTAAAAATGCCCCTCCATAGAAATAGAGGGGCTGAGAATTGTAATCGTATTACGCATTAATTACGGCAGCAAAGCCATCCATATCTGCAATAATATCAGTTAATGATGTAGGAACAACAAATACATGTTGCTTCTTCATTGCAGTAGCCCCTATATTAACAGGGTAATCTCGTACGTTAAAGTGATTCAATGTGTATACCACAAATCCGCCTGCTTCAGCTGGAACTACAACGTCAGTGAAAGTCTTACGACCATCCAATCCATCTCTTGCACCTACCATTGCAGCATTATCATCTACTAACTTTTGAATGTCAGCTTGTGAACCAAAACTAGGTCTGAAGTTAGTAGAATGTGTCACTGGGGAATTAACCCATAAGCCTTGTAAGGAGAAGCCAATGTTTCTACCTTTGCTTGTCAATTTAACACCATAATCCGCCCCTGAATTAGTCTTTAATGCAGTAACTAGGCTATTAGGATCAGCATTAATCTTGGCAACTAAAGCTGTTACAGCCTCATTAATAGTGGTTGTAGATAACAATGGCACATTGTAGTATTTACGTGGCACATCACCTTCTGTCAGCTCGGCAGGGTGAATCATTAGCCCAATTGAATCTCCATCTTTAAATGGGGTTGTTAGATCAACATCGCCACTGCTAGTGTTATATCCAATATAATCAATTGAATCCACAGCAGCAATATATACCTGCTTTGTCATTGTAGCTCTAGCCACATTGAAGTTTACACTAGGTTGTGATCCTACGTGCATTGATATAACATCAGTTAATGTAGGACTTGCACCATCAGCAATGGTAGCACCTAAGTCTGTAAATGCAACTAATGCCCCTTCATTCAAAATGCCGAGTTCATGCTTACCTGCAATTTCAGTACTACCTGCTCCAGTTCGAGCATATACGGCATCACTTATAATATTTATTTTTTTCATCTTTTAAAATTTTATTGTTTTACGTTATTTTCTTGACCTGATTCATTCTTTAAAGGAGGATAGTTGGTTGAGTTTAAACTAGCAGCAGCCAAATCAACAGCACGTTGTACTATCTTGGTCTGCATTAATAGGCTAAACTCTAATTCAGCGTTAACATGATAATCAATTAAATTAGGTACTTTAATGTAGGATAATGTAATACTATTAACATTAAAATTGCCTAAGTGATATACCCTTAATTCATTATTAAGTATTACACTTACAGGTCTACTTACAGCAGTACCAAAGGCATGGTGTAATGTAGGCTCTAAGTCCACTGGTTTTATCACATTGCAATCCTTTAAGTCCACAGCCACAATTACAGTTGGGTTATCTCCCCAGCTTGGCTCACCAGACTTAGTAGAAACAAATGTTGCATTTACTACTACATCGTCTAATCCAAATTTAACAAATGAAGTTGTACCCTTTGTATGTATTCGATATCTTACACCTTTGACCAAGCTTCCCTCGCCAAATGGGTGTCCAACATCAACCATTGCACTAGCACTAAGTAGTTCACCAATATCATCTCTTACTACTGACTGTCCTTTAAATCGTGGAGTACCTAAAGCGTATGGCTTTGCAGCTATAACTCTAAGTTCCAACGTTAAATTAGTAACAGAAGCAAAGTTGAACTCCCTATTACATGTGAATATAGTCCCATCCATATTAGATACAGCCCCGTATGCTTTGAAATTGAATGTTCCAGCTTTTACAATCTGGTATATATCCCCCACTTTTAAAGCCTTACCTTTAGGTGGGCTGATACTATTAATTTTAATGTTAGGTATATTAATAGTGAAAGTCATACCTATATATAATGTACCACCTAAATCAGGTGTTAAATTAGTAAGATCATAACCTTCACTTTCAACACTAACACTATATGTATCACCATTTTTATATAAGTCCTTACTTAATAACGAAGCAGCAGGAACAGGTAATACTGAATAATCATACCTTCCATCACCAGCTGCAACAGGTAGCAATGATTCCTTTAAGAATGGAATTAAATCAGAATAGTATTGACCTAGATTCGCATAGGTCTCAACTGTCTTAATTCTGTCCCTATCATTACCAGCAAGAGCACTTAATTCAAGCATTGCAGCGCTATTGAGAAACAAATCCTTCACCTCTGGTATTAAAGATTGTTTGGTCTCAGTTCTTATCTCTCTTAATAGAGTGTCAAACAGAATATGTGCACTTGTTGTATTCATTAGTTAGCAGTTTTAGAACTTTTATAAATTGCGGCATGAGTAGAAGCAGCTTCTTTATCTTCTTCTAGCTTAGTTACAGCATCATCAAATGTAGCACCAAATACACTACCATCATTTGCTAGTATTGTACTTGTGTTTGGTACTACTGTTATTACTTCGGCTAAGATATAAGTTAGCAATAGTGCTTTAACTTTTAATTTCTTATCCGATAGTACAGTGTATAACTCGATAGGATTAGCTGATAGAGCGTCTGTTAGAGTAATGATTCCGGCAGAGTATGTAACCTGATTTAAGTTCAAAGACTTAGTTAAGATTTCATCTCGTTTATACAACATAAATGCATTGAGTATATCTTCTTGTTTATCAAGCATTTTAGTATATGCTGCCACAACCTTTCTTTGTGTATCAGCTATCGCTTTATTAGCTTTAACTTCATCACTGGCTCTAAACAGAACAAACCGAATATGTGGACTCTTTGATACATCAGCAAAGCTATTAGCTACATCCTTATAGTTCAAACAATAAAGATAAACTAAATAGTCTTGTGGGTTAATAGGTGTAGCATAACGAAGTATTGAAAAGGCATCTATTGTACCACCATGTACAGTTGGAGAAGTAAGATAAGTAAGCAATGTTTTACTATCCTCGATCTTTGCTTTACTCTCCTTCTTTAGGATGTCAATATATGGTTTCAATACAATATCGTTTATGTCTACTTTAAGAGCCACATTCAGGTTCTTTCCACCAACTTGGATAGGTATACTGGTTGAATGGAAGTAAGTTCTCACTTTATCTCCCCATTTAACGTCAGTTTTATCTAGCCCTATGGCAGAGGACATAATCAATTTAAGCTCATCGTGATGTTTCAGCATACGTGCTACTGTGTTTCCACTAGCACCTATTCTTGCAGCCTTTTCTTTACGAAACTTTAAGTTATCGTCAGCTTGCATAAAAGCACTGATCTTATCAATACGCTTTATCTTAACCGTGTCCTCTATAATTATTTCTTTCATATCATTTCTTATTTATAATATATTATATGATAGTTGTTTTAAATTTATTTATGCTACTGCTTCCAAATATACAGAGCTGTCAGCTTTGAGCATGTTAACACCCTTAGACATTTTAAGCTCATAACGAGAAGCATCTCTAGTATCGGAAATAAGATTTCCACCAGTTGCAAGATTCCATGAATCAGGTACAGCTGTTAAACCTTTATATACACCAGTGATAAGCTCTTGACCTTTCATAGCAACAGTTTGAAGGTTTCTCTCTCCGTTGTAGATAGAGCTGTCAATGATATACATATCAAACGAACTCATAGTGTAGCTAGTACCTGGCATATAATTGCCGTTGGCTTTGTCCATCTCAGCTTTAAGTCCTTCATCGAAAGAGCTATCAACCTTAACAGTGAATGTATAATCCTCAAATGATTTCCATTGACGGAAATATTTACCGTACTCTAATCCACCATTTGTTTCATTAATAACACTGTCACCCAATGTTTGAGTGTAACCTTTACCAATGGCATCATTTTCCATCATTTCAGCAAAAGCTTTAGCTCCACCTTTACCAGTTATAATAACCAATTCAGGACCGATTCCATCTACGTTTTGTAAATCTAATTCAGCGCTAATGCTTTCAAATTTAGCAAGGGGTAATACACGAGAGTAAGTATCATAGATACCACCGTCTTTGATGATTTGTTTCACACCAGCACCTCTTACAATAGGCTCATCAGAGTCCATATCATATAAGGCATATGTACCATCTTCTAACTTGTTGTACTCTTGGTCAAACAAGTCTTCGTTCAAATACAAGGCTCTGTCTAAATCAAACATATACATTTCCCAAGGCATCCATTGGTTTGTAGTTCCGCCACCTTCGAGATCGAATTCAACCTCTACTACATCGTTGGCTACATTACCGGAGATTTCCTTAGACCAACGGTAGAAACCGTATTGGTTAGTCATCTCACCAGGTGCCATGCTATGTGTTCTGTTACCTAAACCTTTAGATTGTGGAGTTGTTGGTGCAGCTAGTACCCAAAACTTACCACTGGTAAAGTTACTAGCATCAATACTAGCACTGTAATCACCACCCTGCATCTGTAATGTGTAACGGTATCCACCGCCATACTCGCCATGTTCAGCTTGTACTCTTACCATTGCCTTTTTATCAGGAGTATAAAGTCCAAATGTTGGCACTGCACGTTTGTCTTTGAATATCACATCAAATGTAGAAAATCCTTTACCTATGGCACTAGTGTTAGTCTCAAGTACCTTCAATACTTCAGTAGTATGACGCATCTTGCCCATCACTGGCCATGTGTAGGATGTTACATTCAGTTTATTTGCGGCTTTAACCTTAGAGTTACCTAAGCCGTCAGTCATAGTTAACAAGGGAAATTTGTTAGAGTTGATGCCCTGTGAATAAATAATTTTATTCGTCAATTTCGCTTTACTATGAAGTCTGAATTTATACAGACTATTTTCGTCGGTATGCCCTCTGTCATCAAACTGAGTTTTACCTAAAATTCTTAATCCCATTGTCTTATAGTTTTAATTAATCTAATTTAATTTTATCGTAGGATGCATTAGCAATACGTCCACTGCCTGGGATTACTTTCTTTGTCGCTTTACGTTTAAAGATAATCTTCTTCTTAATCTTATCTTCTTTTAGCTTATTAATTAAATCAGTAGACCCAAGAAACATATTCAATCCATCATATACTTCATCTTCAGTGTTGAACTCTTTAAGTTCCTTTTCATATTCGTACTGTGAGAACGTCTTGCCTTGAGCATCTTCATACTTAGGTTCCGTTAAATAGGCAACTAGTTCTGCTCTTGTAGCAGTTACTTTAGTATTACCCTTCATACGAATAAATGTGTCAGGTATCTTCAAACCTTTAATAGTACCACCGTCAATGATGGTAGATACTTCAGTTTTGAATTGAGCCTGTTTGTCAGCTTCAGCCTGTAAAGCAGCAGTATAATCAGCAGCAACCTTTTTATCAGCAGCAACCTTGGCACTCTTGATATTAGCAATAGCTGATTTAAACTCACCATCTAATAGACTGTTATCAATTAAGTACTTCAAGTATGTAGCTGCTTGTTCAGGTGTATTACCTCTAGCAATAAGGTCACTCTTTACAACATCAGACTTGGTGTCAAGTGTTGCTGTTTTAATGTCAAGGTCTGCATAAGCTGACTTCTTATTAAATTCATTAAGGTTACCATGTACTACGTGATGCTGATATGCAGCCATCAAATCAGAATTAGCATTAAAAAAATCAACAACTGCTGACTTCTTAGCTTCTATCTGTGTTTGTTCTACTATTGCTAGTTCACGTTTAGCTAAACCATCAGCTGTGGCTTCAAATACAACCGGATTACCATCCTTTACAACCTTAATTCCTGATAGTGCTTCTATTGCCTCAATTGACAATTCACCATCTGCTGCATCTGCTGCATCTGTCTCATCCTCTGCTAGCTCTTCCTTTGTGAATTTGATAGTACCAGCTGAATCAACGGCATTGCCTTTATCATCAATGGTAAACTCGTCATCCCCAATAGTTATTACTTCTCCTGCTTTAAGTTCGGCAGGTGCTGCACCTTCTTCTTCAGCTTTCTTAGCTGCTACTGCGGCTTCTTCTTCTTCCAGTTTTGCTTTTGCTGCTGCGGCTTCATCCGCAACTGCCTTTTCGGCTGCTATCTCTTCGGCTGTTTTAGCGTCGGAAGCAGGTTTAGGTGTACCTTTAAAATCTCCATCTAAGTCGATGCCAGATCCTTCTCCTGCTTTAAACAGTAAAGAGTATGCTTGTCTTGTTTTGTTACTATACATCTTATATTGATTTATTTAGTATTACTCTATTAATATACAATATAAGCGTCATTGCTAGAAAATTGGCATTTTGACTCAATTTTCATTAACCTAATATATACATGATATAAAAAAAAGCCCCATAAGGAGCTGATTTTCAATTTATTATAATTATTAAAATTTAGGGTTTCACTTTGTTTGCTGCTTTTCGCTTTATCACAAGTTCCTTTTCTTTAATAGCTATCTGCTTATTTTGGTAGGATGCTAAGTTAGCATTAGCCTTCTCTAGTAAATCTAATTTACGATTTTCTAAATCCTCTTTTGCTGAATCATCCTTATCCTGTGTCTGCATGCTAGCAAGTAAAGTAGTACTCGTTGATTGATTAGCTCTAAAATTAGCATTATCTTCTTTCAACTGTTGTATATCATAATCCCACTTCTTATCAACATTAATCTCTTCAATTTTCTTATCAACAAGGTTAGCATTAGCTTCTTGTACAGCGGTTGCTTCACGAAGTTTATATTCATCGTTAATCTTTGTAAACTCCTTCATAATCTCTGTAATCTCATCCATTGAATTGGCATTGAGTACAGCAGTAGCTAGTTCAGGTTTATCGTTTTGATAGATGCTAAATGCTCCTTGTTTAGCAGCTTGTATATTCTCCATCTCTTTAGATGAATACTTTACATGTACTCCTAAATCATCAAGGACACCTTCACCTCCACCCACATTGACAAACTCCACTTTACCATCTTCTATGATAGCCTCAGTTTTACCCTCTGGCCAAGCGATACGAGCATGGTTTAATGACTTTTCTTGGTCACGTGCTACAAACTTATTATATATATCGAATGTGAGCCTGCTACCTAATGAGCTTCTAAATATAGTCTGCTCTGTTACAGCTTTACCAGCTCCAGAATTAATGTTACCATACCGCTCTTCATTCATAGCTACTTGATCCCAAGCTAACTTCTTAGTATACTCTATAATGTCAATAAGTGAACCAATATACTTATCTAATGAACCATCAAGTATCTTCAATAATGAGGCAGCCTGTGCTACACTCTCAGGATCTAAGTCGTTAATGAACAGCTTATTGTCAGCCTTCATATAGTACATTCTAGACTCTTGATCAAACTCCTTACTATTGAGCATTAGAGATTCAGGTATTACCATTATCTTATCTAAGTTCTTAGCAATAGTTCTATCCAATTGCAACATGAATATATTGACGAGCTTTTGATACTCAATTAACCTTGCATACTTGGATGAATTGAGTCCTTCAATATCGCCATATACACCATTGTATGGTGCTTTAACTCCGATACTACCTTTTAAGTCAGCTTCTTGCACTCTTACAGGTCGGGGTTTAGTATATATCTCCATATGAGTAGGTCCAAATCTATATTGTTCCCAATACTCTTCTTGCCATTGCGTAGTAAAGTTCTCAGGTGGTATAACTTCTTTTACAATTTTATACTCCTCTTCTGAGAATGTAAGTTGATCAAATTGTACCATTGCATTAACATCGACAAGTTCTTCACTTAGTTCATAATATTTAGTTTTACTGAACCACACTAGGTGAGTAACATAGATGCCGTGTACGTCTGATAATCTATAATCAGTAGCAGTACTATTAGGAAGAGGTTTAATATCAAACTTATCTAAAGCTAACATTAGTGGAACTGTTACTCCACGCTCATTGCTATATGCTTCTATTGCATCCTTTATTTCTTTGAGTACTTTTGGCTCTAAATCATCACCAAATTCAGATTCAATATCCTCTATTGCCATTTTATAATTCCTAATCATAGCAATATCATCCTCAATATACCTACCACTAGCATAACGCTTAAATTCTAATGGGTGTATCATCTCTTTATGTACATCATCTTTACGCACATCGTGATATGATATAACTCTACCTGCTACAAACCAATGGAAGAATCCTTCTATGTATTTCTCATCAGCATCAGTTAGCTCATTTAATAGCTTTAGCTTACGTTTATTCTTTACAGTTTGTTTCCTACTCCACTCTTCCTTACCGTTCTTGATAAAGTCCAGCATCTCTTTCTCACTAAATGGGGCTTCTTGCTGCTGTGCTTGCTGCTGTGCTTGTGGATTCTCAGCCATCTGCTTTTGTAATTCAGCAGTACGCTTCATCATTTCCTCCATAAACAATCGACTCAATACAGCAATAACCTCCTTAGTTACAGCGGCATCCCTTAGCTCCACAGCTTCTGGATTAGAGTTGGTTATAATAAAGTTATCATATTGTGCTATGAACTCCCCTACATATCGCTCCCATAATGGAGTAATGATGTCAATGTTCCTTATCTTACCTGGCATAGTACTATACCTTTCATCAGGGCTATTATAAGGGTTCATAATATATTTGTAATCGTCAGGATGAATACCATTCTTTAACAGATCATAATACTTAGTTATGTCTGAATGATCATCCTTACTACATGCGTTGGCATAATATTCAAAGTTAGGTACATACCAATCCTTGTTGGCTTTTCTACTCTCACTAACCTTTTGCCCTAAATTCTTAGTTTTCATAATATTTTCGTTTAAATATAGACTTAGATACAGTATTATATCTTTCTCGCTCAGTTTGTTGCTCCGTATTCCTTCCCATCGTATAGTTCTTAGTTAATGCTACCCTCTTCTCATCAAAGGCTAGTAGTATCCAATCACTTATAGTATCAAAGTTGCCTTGCGCATTATGTCGTATTAATTCAGATAAACCACGTATATCAGTAATAGTCTGATATTGAAATATTGGTTCGCCTTCCTCATTATATCCTCTAATCTTATATAACCATTCATATAACATCATAAGCCCTGCCTCTTTACGTTTAGCAGAACCCAATGTCATACCAACTCTCTTGCTGGGTATTTTAATAGCATCAACGCTCCATGCAATATTAGGTTCAGTTAATAGCCATCTACTCTCTTGCCATAGGTTGAAGTTCTTTACTGTCTCACCCCTATCTGTTTCAATTAATATCTTTGCATTATAAGCCTTACATAGGCTAAGAGCAATCTTATCTGTTTCAGCCATAGTATCACGTCTACCTATGTATCTCGCTACAACCACATTGTTATGTGGGAATGATGTATTCTCTATTGCTCTTACAGTTAATGATACAAGTGAGTGCTTATGTGTGATTTTAGTTTTAGTTTTATCTACGGCAATACCATCCATTGTAACTCTATATAGGTTATCCGGTATAACTCCATTTACCCTATGAGGCTCATAGAATTTACGTATACAACCTGATACATTATCAGTAGCCTTATGAGGGTAGAAAGTAATATATGGACCAAACTCTAACCCCAGTTCTCTTAGCTTCTTAATCGGTATAAAGTTAGAACGTGTTCCCTCGTCGACATACATACCATCTACATAATATATCTCATCCTGGTTACGCTTCACATATGAGTAGTGGTCAAGTAAACCTGTTGATACAAACATGCTCGATTCATTCTGGCTAAATGCCTCCTCTGGGGTATTAGCTCTCTGACCAACATATAAAATATACTCCTCTGTACTTAATGTGCCCTCTTTGTTCTTTTTGTTTACATAGTCACGTTTAAATGCACCTTCTAAATCACTGTTGCCATCAATATCAATAAATGGTTCATAGTTCATAATTTGAGGATGGAAATAACCACATACCTTATCTCTTTGGTCATAACTCCATACGTTCTCTAATGGTAACGCATTAATTAAATGTGGATTAAAGAAGTATAACTCGAAAGCTTCCCAGTTAGCATCCTTTGTACCACCAGTACCAAACATACTCATAGTACCAGATGTAGCATCCCCTGACTCCAATGTAGATAAGGTTACACCAATTACAGAGAAAAGGTTTGGGAACTTACCTGCTTCCTCGATTTTAATCTTAAATGCGTCCTTGCCCATTAAGGCGGATTCATCTCTCTCACAGGGTGCTGATATAAGTTTAGACCTAAATCCGTGACCAATGTTAGAGGTCTTTAGTTTATAGCCTGTTTCTATTTCTCTTAAGTCTTCACTAAGGTAGTTACGTACCCAGTACGTTTGCAGCTCATACCAATCTAAATCTAGCTTAGTCATGTAAGTTAACATACCTTTGCCAGTTAGATAACGATCTTTATATGCTGCGTGTAATACACTAATGCTAGGTATGAGATTAATAAGATTAGCACTATCAGCAGCAGCTTTAAACGAATATCCTTTACGTCTAGCTTTACCTTTTACAAGATTAAACCCATTAAGCGAGGAGAACTGCTCTACTTTATAATTCCAATAATCTCCATCCCAAAATCTAGGGAATGCTGTAATTTTAGGTGCATTACTTATTACACCTTTCTCTCTTAGCTCTGCAAGTTCTTCTTTATTTCTAGTACGATTAATTCTCGAATAGTTCAGGTAATTGTAATGGTCACCTGTTATGTGAAGGTCATGTAATAATGCTTTCTTTTCTTCATCAGTTGTATCTTGATGGTAATATACTGCTACGTCTTCTTTTAGTAACTTACATTTATAGGTAACACCAAACCTTCTACGCTTTGTTTCTTCTCTCCAGAACATCTTATATTCACGTGTTCCAGGATCTTCAAATGTATATCTCTTATGTGTTTCGTGATGTATAGCTGCTTGTCTAAACTTGTACGTATCAACAAAGATAAAATCCATCTTCATTAGGAATCCGTTAGATGCTCCAATTCTAAAGTCATCATCTTCATCATGATATTTAGGATCTATCTTATCAAATTCACTAAAGTCAGAGTTCACATAATCTAGTAAACCTACTCTTGGAACTTCATCCCACTTAACATCCGATTCAGTTATAAGTTGCATCTATCTTAAAGCTAATTGGCCGACTGTACCAGCACTGGTTAAATTCAAATGGTGGTCAAGCATGCGCTCTACTTCAGTCTTTAGATATGGAAACTTATGCACATTTACTTGATTGAGTTTAGACCAATCATTACCAAACATAAGCGGGTTATCTTCCCCATAAGGAAACTTTCTAAGATGGTACAATATGATACCATTGTTCTTTAATCCAAAGTTCTCGACTAACCTAGCATAAGTCGATAGCTGTAATGCGTAATGATTACCAACACTATCATCAAGGTTCAATAGTGGAGGTAACATCTTCTTAAATTGTAATTTATAGTTAAACGCCTTATAGTTAACGTCATGCTCCCAGTATCCAGCTTCAAATCTAATATCATCGTTATTGGTTTTCCAATCTACTATTTTAAATGTATCATCCTTTACTGCTAATATATCTATAAGTCCTGATATCAACCAGTGGAGGTCATACAATCCAACCTCTGACAGTATCCTGTAACCATTAGCTACTAATATCTCAAATGTCATATAAATATAAGGGTACTTAGCTTTAACAGATAACATTTCAGGTGAGTTTAAATCTAATACACCTAAGGTTTTATCATCCATTACATCTTGAATGGTGTATATTTGCTTGCTTTTAAGTTTGCGTTGAATCTTGTAATAGTTACCGGCACCTTTAGTTGCTTGCTCTAAATAGTCATGCTCCTTTGTACCTGCTATTAAACTTGTTGTATTACGGTCTTTCCATTCTTTTTTAATCTGTTTTACAGACTTACCTTTATACTTTGGGTTACCTCTTAGACCAGCTCTGAAGCATCTATACGCCATCGCATTTGTATCAAATTGCTCAACGTATTTTTCTATTACTGTTGTAGTGGATGTAAAGGGGTTGCCAAAGTCGTCAAAGTACTTATGTGGTCCTTCGTCAAAATAGATTCTGTGGTTCATAGGTTGTTGATTAAGTTTAGTAGATAAAATGCCAGAGTCAAAAAAGAAAAGGATATGAAAATTGGCAAGGTTATCGCTCTACATCATTATCAGCATCCATAGAAGGCAAGTATTGTTTATCGCCTCTTATCTTTTTAATCTTCACTTCTTCTTTTCCGTACGCTTCAGTTATCAATTTATATGATTTGATTCGTTCATTCAATTTCTCTCCATCTGACAATAGTGCTTTTAATATACTTTGTACATTATCTAATACTTTAACACTTGCATCATTTGTTATATCAACTTTAAACGTAGACACATACTCGCTTAGACTGGATGTCATTATCTCTATACTCTTAGTCGCTGTGGTAATAGCAATGGTATGAGATTTTAATAACGAGTATATTGGGTTTATATCGACCATCAATTCGATATACTTATCTAGTGCATCCTCAAAGACGGTTGTATATCTCCATCCTACAGGTGCAAATTCGTGCTTGGCTTTATCTAGCAGTACCTTAGTTGGTAATCCCATTTTAAATCCTGGGGCTGCTGGGTTAGCAATCCACCATATCATCTTAAATTCAAATAGTCCACCCTCATCTGTTTTGGGTTGCTTGGCTAATGGCTTCTTTCTACGGAGATAATATAATTCTCTTAGCTCATCTAACATTAGCATAACCTCCATGTTAAGGCTTATCCTATCATTAGTATAATCAAAGTTTATAATTTCTCTTAAATCCATCTTAAAATAAAATTATGGTTTGCCCCACTTTTTTAAAGTTAATTCCGTCAATCGTGCCTTTAGTAGCATTTTTTGCGGCTTTCAATATCTTCCTAAATTTAGTAAAAGCTGTTTTAGTTTCAACTGTTTTTTCAATCTTGATTTTCATAGCTTCAATGTTTCTACAAAGATACAAAATTATATAAGGCAATACAACAATTACCCCTTTTTTCTACTTTTATTTTTAAGGCGTTCTATCTCCTACCAAAGGTCTAGCATTAGCAGCGTTTAATACCTTTCGTGCCTCTGCACGTGCCTTGTCACATTCTTCTTTAATTAAATCTTTATCTATTATACCATTAGAAGTAAGCTCCCTGAACTTGTATTCACCAGCATAGCTGACACTATTGAGTTGGAAAGAACCGAAGCGTGGTATACGCACGTCTTTATCCGACCCAATAGCATCAAACATACCTTCGAGAAATAAGTCTACAAATATCTCTAATTGTTCTACATTATAGAACGTACCTGTATCCTCTTTTACTCGCTCAGCTGCAAGTCTAAATACCTTCTTTATGGCAAAGTCTTGTCGCATTACTTAATCTCTTTGTTAAACATTCTATCAACTTCTTCCCTCATCAACCTATCAAAGGTCTTCACTACATCTATAGAGCATGTAAACCATACAAGCTCATGTTTTGGAGCCGGCATATCTTTTAGCACTTCATTAAATGCAGCAATAAGTTCAGATTTTGTGAGTTCCATTATAATGCAAATAAATCAGTAATATCTACATCTCCTGTTATCTCCATATAGCTTAATATAGAAGATGCATGTATAATACCATATATTGCAAATTCATACTCTGTGGTAGAAAGGTTGGAACTTGCATCCACTTGGGTCTTTCTATTAGCAGCAGGGATTACTAAC